AAATCCTCATTATTTGCTTCTTTAATAAAAGAATGTGAACCATAATAAGTTTTCCAATCGCTTTCTTTTTGTACTTGTTTATATACAGGAGGACGACCTTTTCCTTCCCAAAGTGCTTTTTCTTTTTTACCTAATTTTTTCTTTAAATTGTAAATTAAAGATTTTTTACCAATGTATTTTTTTCCTGTTGGTGTATGAGTTGTTTGATAAATAAACCCGAATGCTCCTTCAGGAAGGTCAGTAATTTCATTAATTTGTTTGTCTATATAGTACCACATAATACTTAATGTATGAAAGAGATTTTAGGTATCCCAGCGAAGTATAAAAGTAGTATCAGTTTCATCTGACATTCTTACAGGTTGTCCTAATTTACCAACTACTAATAATTCATGATTATCATCGTATAAACCAACTGTTGTAACGTAGGGATTCCAAAGTGAACCTGTTGCAAAATTAGCTAAATTTTCATGTTCTTCATTAGTTATACATCTAGTTGAAACATTATTTGTAAAGTTAAATTCCTGTTCATCTACTGTACATTGGTATTCATTTTCTACTAAAGGCATTGTATTTTTAAATTTAATAGAAGATGTTATATTTTGGTGTTTAAAATGATGAAAATAATAAGGATTTGTAATTGTAATTAATCCCATACTATAAAATATATTACCTACAATAGGTGTTCCTATATATTTTGATTCATAATAATTATCTTCTATTTCACTATCTTTCAAAGCTCTAGGATAAATTGCTATATTTTGTAAAGATCCTGTGTAGAAATTTTGTATTCCTCCTTGACAACCAATATATATATTAGCTTTATTTCGTGTTGGACCTATTTCTTTACCACATATAGATCCTGATTTAATTGTTTCTAATTCAGATACTTGTAGTACGCCATCTACATAAATACTCATTACTGATTGTGAGTATTGACAAACTACATTATAAATTGAACCTGTACCTGCTACTATAGGTCCTGTAGATACTGTGAAAGGATCTAATCCATTACTTCTTCTAAAACATAAAGAGTTATAAGATGAATTATTTTGTGTTACTGTTGTTGTTTCACCAGATGCTATTGTACTTGACACAAGATTACAATTATTAGATATAGTATCTATAAGTTGGTGAGCTGTTAAGTAGTTTACTAAAAGGTAATTTTTAGTTGGATCTGTATTCCATCCAGGTATATTTGTTGAGTTTATTTGATCACCTTGAGGAACGTTAGGGTAAGGGAAGTTAGCAACATGATCTAAAAAACCTAATAAAATAGGACCACTTTGAGCTGTTGCTATTCCTCCTATATCAGTAGGGTATAAACTAGAAACAGGTCCTTCTAAAAATCCTGTGTTATCATTAAAAGTAAAAGTATTTCCATTTATTCCTAATGAGGATAATGTTGTTGCAACAGATGGATTATCAGAAGTACCTGAGGTAAAATAATCTTGTAAATCTTGAAATGAAAAAGATTGTAAGGTAATTGGACCTGGATTAGTATTAACAAATTGTCCTAGATTAGTATCAAAAAACCAACCAGGAGGGGCATTAGTTTCTCTATTAAATTGGTCTCCATATCCTGGTAACCAAGGATCTGGAGGATTAGATATAGATACCATTATTCCTCCTACACAATCTATACTTGATGTTACAAAAGGGGAAGTTGCTACTTGTTGAGTAGTACATCCTTCATTAGATCCTGATAAAAATATTTCAAAAGGAAATCTTTTTTCGGACTCTATATCTACTTCCTGATTAGCTCCTGATATGTGTAAATTTAAAGCTTCTGCTGCTTTTTCAGATAATTCTGATGCATTTACTGTTTTTGTTGTGCTTTTTCCTATAATATGAAATTCAGAATTAGGAATATTCCCATCACATTTAAAGGGAGCAGGTTTTAAATTAAAAGTTATTGTAAAATCATCATCGGGATCAAAATCAAATTTTTCACTATGTCCCGCTTTTATGTAGCTTCCTCCTTTTTTTCCATGTCCTGCTACTACACCTGGGTCGTTTCTTTTTAATACATTTAAAGAATGAGGTGTTTGGTTATGAAAATCCATAAAAGTATGATGTGTATACTCTGTTTGGTTTCCTAATATAATTTCACTAATTGAATGAGAAGGAGGTATAAGTCTATAGTTTGGAAAATAAGGATATTTAGTAAACCTGATATTATTGTAATCTATTAAACCATGATAATAACTGTCTTCATATACGTCTTCCATACTATATGCTGGTACTTTACAACCTGCACTATCAAATTGTGGTAAAGTTGAAAATAATCCTAATCCTTTAGGATCATAATGTATTGAATGAGTTGTATAATCTGGTATATGCTTACCATGTTTTGTTCTTGTTAAATCTGTATATCTGTAAGAATTAATAGGATTAAGATAAAAAATTCTATCATCCTTAAAATATTCTGGATAATTAAAAGTTTGAGAATTAGGAAAAGATTCTGTGGTATATGCTTGTGATCCTGATCCTAAATTTGTTTCTATATGGATTATATTACCTAAACCATCATCAATAAATCTACCTGTTAATTGTACTCTATTTCCTAAACTAGCTGTTGCTCTAAAATCTTTTACTTCTGCTATTGTTTCTAATTGTAATGATTTTGGTTTAATTTGAACTCCAAATGCATTTTGAGGTATAGAATAAATGTAAGCTTCTTCGTCTAGTTGTCTGTGAGTTTTAATATAATTAATGTTACCAAACTTATTAGCTACATCTAAGGGATAATCTCCATAATATAAATGTTCTAATTGTCTGTGGGCACAAGCCGCTGCCCCAAAATCTTCAATAGCACTTTGACTCCATGAAGCTGTTACAAAGTATATGTGTCTTATGGAATCGGACTTACCTTTTAATGTATAAGAATATTGTTTATGTGCATTAAAGGGTACAACCGCTATATCTGATGCCTTTAATTTCTTGTATACAAACATCGGATATCATTTTTAGTAGTCAATTTTTACCTTTATTAAGCTTTCTTTTGTAAAATCTTTTGCTAATGGTTTACTTAATTTTGCTACAGCTAGTAATTCACCAGCATCACTATATAAACCTACTGTTGTAATATATACTGTTGGTTGGTCTACCATTGTTTGGAATCTTAAATTTCCTTGAGTGTCTATAAACGATGGATTAGTAGTATAATTAAATTCACTATTTTTTACTCTTGTAAAATAGTACTGAGATGTTACTTTTTCTTCACTATCACAAATAAAATTAGATCCATACTGAATAGCACTTAATAATTTTTGAATATTAAATCCAGGGGCATTAGGAGTTTCATTTGGGGTTAAATTAGTAATTGAACCTCCATTTCCGCTTCCCCCTAAAGTTTGTGCTAAAGCTGCTGGGTTTAAAACCATAAAACCAGCATCTGGATAAAAATAACCATAGTGTCCGTGTTGTTCATCTCCAATAGTTGCTGATAAATTACTTTTTTGTGGAGATATTGCCTGGCCACTTGATCCCGAAACTAAATCAAATTGTCTTCCACACATAGTTAGTGTAGCAGATCCTGTTGTAGTTACACTATTATCAGTTAACTGGATTAGGGCTCCTGTGTCTGATTCTCCTAAAAATAAATTTAGAGTTCCTGGTTTCAAATTTTGTTTATAATTTCTTCTTTCAATATTAATTATCCAAACATCTTTAGGTACAAAACCATCAAAATTAAATTCTTGTAATTCATCTCCATAAACTATTTGTCTATAATGACTATAATTCCATCTAGTAGCACTATAACCAAAAGATCCTTCATCATTTGTAAAATCTAAGGATCCTGAACCATCTCTATGACCATATGCTATTGAGTATTCTTTTGAAGATGAAATAGAACCTGTATGCATATTAAAAACATCTATGAAAAAATTACCTTGAGATGAAGGTAATGTTTGATCTGCTTGCATAGAGGATGTGTGAGCCGATCCTAAGTTATTTGTATTATCAGCCCATGTTGATGTTGATATTCTTTTAGTATCAATTACTATATCTTCTGAGTTATATCTTATTAATG